AAAAAGCACACTGGTAAATTCTTCGATCCAGAATTATTTGCTCAACTGCTTGATGAGTCATATCGAAATACTAAACGTGCAGATGGAGAGATGACAAAGAAGTCATTTAGTCCAAGTTCTCTTGGCTACGGCCACGGAACATGTCCAAGATATTGGTATATGGCTTTCTCTGGTGCAATGTTTATTGACGATAACGATGCGGTTGCGGTTGCCAATATGGCGCAGGGAACTCAAGCACACGAAAGGCTTCAAAAGCTTATTGCTTCTATGCCTCAATTTAAAGCAGAAGAAGAAGAGATTCTTAACGAGTATCCGCCTATCAGAGGATTTATAGATCTTATTATGGAGTACGATGGTGAAACCGTTATCGGTGAAATCAAAACGGCAAAGCAAGAAGTATGGGACACAAGACAGTCTGAAATGAAACCTACTGCTAATCATATGCTTCAATTGCTAACATATATGAAGTTAAAGAATGCTAAAGAAGGATTCTTTCTATATGAGAATAAAAATACTCAAGAGATCCTTGTCATTCCAATTTCAATGAATGAAAGAAACACAAAGATTATAGAAGATACCTTTACCTGGATGTGTGAAGTTTGGGATAACTTTAAAGATGGGGATCTTCCTATGCGCCCAGCGGGTGCTTCAAAATCAAAGATGCCTTGTACATACTGCCCAGTTAAAAAAGAATGTTACTCTAAAGAGACGCCAGTTGGCACAGTTCAAATTGAAAAGTTTGAGGTTCCTTCTGTATGATCTGTTCTAATTCGGAATGCAAAAAAGACTTTAATCCAAAAACACATAATCAAAAATATTGCACAGATGAGTGTTGCCGAATTGCTACTAACCGAAGAATTATGGAAAAGTATTATGAACGAAAGGCTATTCGAAATGGTGCTTTGCGACCATGCTCAAAGTGTGGGTGTCAACTTAGCAGGTATAATAGAACTGAGCTATGTGCAACATGCGAAAAGAATATAAATCTTGAAAACAAAAGTAAGTTGTTTAGGATGATAGATGACATTAGCTAGCCTAAAAAAAACACAAGCAAATAGAGTTTTAGGTATAGATGCATCTACCAACTCTATAGCTTTTTGTTTAATGGAAAATGACACACCATTAAAATGGGGAAAGATAAACCTAACTGGCAATGATATATACGAGAAGATTCATGATGCTAAAATAAAAATGGCCTCCATGCTGGAAGAACTTAGATCAGATTATATTGTTGTTGAAGGAGCAGTATTTGTAAAGTCTGCAGATGCTGTAATTAAATTATCATATGTTTATGGTGTTGTTATAGCAGAATTAATGTCTACAGGGGCTAAGGTTATTACAATAGGGCCATCTTCCTGGCAGTCATATATAGGAAACAAGAATCCTACAAAAGAAGAGAAGGCGGCTATTAGGTTAAAGAGCCCAGGGTATGCAGACTCCTGGTATCAAAATCAATTGCGTAATATGCGTAAGCAAAGAACGGTTGACTACTTTAACAAGAAGTATAACCTATCATTAACGGATTTTGATGTGGCTGATTCATTTGGGATAGCACATTATTCAAATAGCATATTGACGGAACGATGAAATATTATCAGAGTAAAGAATGGCTACATCGTAGGTATGTCTTACAAAAGAAGACAATAACTGAAATAGCTAAAGAGTGTAATGTATCTGCTATGACTATACAAAGATACCTTGATCAGTTTGGACTAATTAAAAAACGATGAATACAAGTAACCCATCAGCAGAATCATTTACATTTTCTAAAGCTTTAGATTCATTTTATGTTTATACGGGAGACAATAAAGACAGGTATGTTCAAGCAACATGCAAGTCAAGCGGATATTGGGATATGGAACTGACTCAGTGGATGATTAATAATATTAAGCCAGGATGGACCTGCTTAGATATTGGGGCAAACATATTTTATTTTACAGAGGTTATGGCAAGGGTCACAGGTCCCTCTGGACGTGTGTTATCCTTTGAGCCGATAACAAGACTTTGTAGGTCGTATGAGGCTGCTAGGGTACTCAATGAATACTCTGAATCTGGTCAGATAGATGTATTTAATATTGCGTTGTCTAATAAAAAAGATAATTTAATCTTGAATATATGGGAAGAAAACATCGGCGGATCAGGAATAGTAAATGAACATCAGGTAGGAAATCATGGACAGCATGGCAATTTTTATACAGAGGAAATTCACGCAGATACATTAGATTCATTATATGATGGCAAGATTGATTTTATTAAGATGGATATAGAAGGACATGAAAGATTTGCATTTGAAGGTTTTTCAAAAGCAGCAAAGGATTGCCCTTTATTGGTGGTTGAGCTAGGGTCTGGACAACCAGATGAATTTTTGGTAGAATTAAATGATAAATATACTATGGAGTTTTTAAATGGGGAAGCGGCCACATTTAATAGAATTAAAGAGCATGATGTGGTTAATGTTCTTCTCAGGAGAAAATAATGCTAACACCAGTATTCGCAGACGTGACAAATTTTAATTGCAGTGATCTTTATTTAAAATCAGTAGGTGCACCAGCTGGTAATCAAATATGGTCAACATGTCATGAAATTGCACATATGCTAATTGAAAAAAATATATCGTATGGTAATTCAGCTTTAGATCCTGCCAGAATATTTTCAACGGCGGATTCAACAGAGCAATTAAAAGTACGTATTGACGATAAGTTAAATAGAGTTAAGAATAATCAGGGATACGCTGGAGACAATGATATTGATGATTTGATTGGTTATTTGGTATTGTATAAGATTGCAAAGGCTAAATCTAATTGACATTTTAGTCGACTGAAAGTATAATAGACTAATGAGCGAAATAGAATTATCACAGCATTTCGATAGAATGAACAGGGTGGTTGAAGAACTTCTCAAAGGAAGTACGCCTACCCAGATCGCCACAATTACAGGTATGCAGCGCAAGGAAGTCTTAGAGCTAATTGACGACTGGAAAGACGTTGTACATAACGATAGCAATATAAGAGATCGTGCAAGGGAAGCTATCTCAGGGGCGGATCAACACTATGCAATGCTCATCAAAGAAGCCTGGAAGACAGTAGAAGATGCAGACACATCTGGACAGCTAGGAATTAAGTCTGGTGCATTAAAACTTATTGCTGATATTGAAACTAAAAGAATTGCAATGCTCCAATCTATTGGCGTACTAGAAAACAATGAAATTGCTGCACAAATTGCAGAGACAGAGCGCAAGCAAGATATCCTTGTTAGAATTTTAAAAGAAACTACATCAACATGCCCTAAGTGTAAGATGGAAGTTGCAAAGAGATTATCTCAGATCACTGGAGTAATCGAGTCAGTCCCAGTAGAGGAAGCCGATGTCGTTTGATTTTAGTGATCTCATCGATATGCTCGATGGAGAGGAGTTCGATGAAAAACCAGTCGATCTTAAAACGTTTGTTAGAAGTCCAGAATACCTTGGGCTTCCAGAACTTTCCGACTATCAGTACACGCTTATCGAAAAAAGCTCCCAGATTTATAAAGAGTCAACACTTATCAAGCTTTTCGGAGAAGAAGAAGGAAGAATAAGGTTTAAGCAAACTGCTAATGAAGTAGTTGCTCAGTTAGGGAAAGGTTCTGGAAAAGACTACTGCTCAACTATTGCGGTAGCTTATATAGTATATTTACTATTATGTCTTAAGGACCCAGCTACATACTACGGAAAACCGCCAGGTGATAGCATTGATATTATTAACATTGCTATTAACTCTCAACAGGCAAGCAACGTATTCTTTAAGGGATTTAAGACACGCATTGATAAGTCACCTTGGTTTGCAGGAAAGTATAATGATAAGGCTTCAGAGGTTAAGTTTGACAAGGCTATTACAGTACACTCAGGTCACTCAGAGCGTGAAGCTTGGGAAGGTTATAACGTAATTGTAGTTATCCTTGACGAAATTTCAGGATTTGCAATCGACAACACTACTGGGCACGAACAAGCAAAAACAGGTGCTGCTATCTATGATATGTACCGTGCATCAGTGGACTCCCGTTTCCCAGACTTTGGAAAAGTAATTTTGCTTTCGTTCCCTAGATATAAAAACGATTATATTCAGCAAAGATATAATGCGGTTGTAGCTGAAAAAGAAACTATAGTTCGTGATCATAGATTTAAGATGGATGAAGACTTACCAGATAACACTGAGGGTAACGAGTTTAGTGTGGAGTGGGAAGAAGATCATATAATTTCATATAAGATTCCGAGAGTCTATGCACTTAAAAGACCAACATGGGAAGTTAATCCAGTAAGAAGAATTGATGACTTTAAGGTAGCATTTTTTACGAACCCGCTAGATGCATTATCTAGATTTGCTTGTATGCCACCAGATGCCGTAGATGCATTTTTTAAGTCAAGAGAAAAGATTGAAAAGGCATTTAATAAGGCACACCTTGCAGTAGATAATTTTGGAAGACTAGAAGAATGGTTTATACCAGATCCAGACAAAGAATACTTTATACACGTTGACCTTGCACAGAAGCATGACCATTGTGCAGTAGCAATGGGACATGTTAATAAATGGGTAAACGTTAAAGTTACCGATACATATTCTCAACCTGCTCCAATTGTAGAAATTGATGCTGTTAGATACTGGACACCTACATCAGATAAATCTGTAGATTTTACCGAAGTTAAAGATTATATTCTTTCTTTGAAGACTCGTGGATTTAAGATTCGAGTATGTACCTTTGACAGATGGAACTCTCACGATATGATGCAACAACTAAAACAATACGGCATCAATACAGAGATTCTATCTGTCGCTAAAAAACATTATGATGACATGGCTATGATTGTGGCAGAAGAAAGATTGTCTGGGCCACATATTCAATTGTTAATTGATGAATTGCTTCAGCTTAAAATAATGAGAGATAGGGTTGATCACCCAAGAAAAGGTTCAAAAGATTTGGCGGACGCTGTTTGTGGAGCTATTTATAATTCTATTAGTAGAACTAAGTTTGACACAAACCAAGAAATAAATATACATACATATGAATCAATGAGTTACGACAACGACTTCTATACAGATAACGATGGAGAAACTGACTCATACAATATGATAAGGGCACCAAAGATGCCTGAAGTTTTACGAGACGCAATGGACAGGATGATGATAATATGAGTACGTATCAAGAAAAAGCCAAGGAATGTAAATGCTGTGGCAAACATGTTCCTCTCCCAACAGTATTAAAAGAATATAATGGAATAGTTTTATGTCCCACTACATTCTCTAATGTAATTGAATATAAAAGAATCTGGAAAGCTGCTGGCTATAGGCCGATGGGTAATATACGTAAACATTTTTCAGAATATGTACAACAAATAGTAGAAGAAACTATTGACAAGAATGAAGACGGCACGTTATAATATACTTCTAAGCAACAATAGCTTAGTTGGTTAAAGCCCCGAACTCATAATTCGGTAATCGTAGGTTCAAGTCCTACTTGTTGCACAAGGAGATACCATGGATGATGATGATAAGCTAGCAATGTATTTAGAAATAGGTGCAGTTGAATTAGCTGGAATGGATGAACATGGAGAATTTATTTTCCAGATTACAGAAAAAGCAAAAGATATTGCTCCAGAGTTATGGGAAGCCCATCAGGAGCATGTAGATAGATCATTAGTCCAGCTATATGAGGCAGGATTAATAAATGTATCATACAATGATAATCTTGAAGCAACTATAGAAATGTCCGAAGAAGGCCATGAGATGGCCAAAGAGTTAGGTCTAGTAGAGATTAATATGCATGAGGAAGATATTCCAAACGACTAATGGAATGCCTTCGTAGCTCAGGGGATAGAGCGAGACTCTTCTAAGGTCTGCGTCGCAGGTTCGATTCCTGCCGAGGGCACAATGCGGATGTTGCATATTGGTAGTGCCTCTGCCTTCCAAGCAGAAGGGGTGAGTTCGATTCTCATCATCCGCTCCAAAAATTTGATATAATAGTATTAGGTCGCCAATAGGGGCCTATAAAATAACTTATTCGCTTGAAGGAGGAATAAAATGGTAACAACATATACATGGGATCTTTTCAAGGATCCTTTTTTTATTGGCTTTAATCGTGAAATTGAAAGAATGACTAATGTGCACAACGCTGCATCTCGTCAGTCATATCCGCCATACGACGTATTAAAGCTAGACGAAGATACGTATCTGGTATCTCTTGCAGTGGCGGGATTTGGAAAAGAAGACATTAGTTTATCTGTCGATAACGGAACACTTGTTATCTCTGGAGAAATTACTGAAGTTACAGATGCAGAAGTTCTACACAAGGGGATTGCTGCACGTAAATTCACAAGGTCTTTTGCCCTAGGAGAGTACATGGAAGTATCCAGCGCATCTTTAAAGGACGGCATGCTTAATATTAATATTAATCGCCTAGTTCCAGAAGATAAAAAGCCAAAGATCATCAAGATCAAATAAATAGTATAATAGAAATCTGCACCCCTTCATCGGGGAGTCGCAGATTCGGGCATCGCAGCCCAGGATAGTCGGGGGAGACAGCGACTATAAACAACTGGTATAGTCCTGAGTACGACTGTAAAAAACTGCTCATTACTATTAAAGGAGAATTATGTTTGAGTATTATGTTAAGAAGGTTACAAAGGTTGTGGACGGAGATACAATCGATGTAGACATTGATCTTGGATTTGATATATCCTTTAGCTCAAGAGTTAGACTTGCTGGGATTGATACACCAGAAAGCAGAACAACAGACAAGATGGAAAAGGCACTGGGTCTTGAAGCAAAGGCTTATCTTAAGCACGAAATTGAAGCTGCTAAATCTGTTGTTATTAAAACAGAAAAAATGGACTCATCAGAAAAGTATGGAAGAATTTTAGGGTGGGTTTTCCTTGATGGATCAACAGTATCCTTAAATGAAAAAATGATTGCAGACGGACATGCCTGGGGTTACTTGGGAGATACTAAGGTTAAAGATTTTAAAGCCTTAGCAGAGAAGAGAAAAAAGAGCGGTAAGTAATGCCAGTATACGAATACAAGTGCTCATATGATGATGCACACCCAACAATGTCAGTACATAGATCAATAACAGATAATGATCCAGGCTACACATGTGTTGAATGTGATTCAACAATGACAAGGCATTTTACTCCGTTTGGTATACAGTTTAAAGGTACTGGCTTTTATAAAACAGATAACAATTAATTAATTTAAATATACTATTGTGCTATAATTACTAAGTAAACAAAAATATTGTTTCACTTTGGAGAGCCTTAGTTGACTAGAAAGATTAAGTACTTTTTAACCAGCCTTTTTATAATCGGCTGGCTTTTCCTTTTTAGTCCTAATTTTGCTAATGCTAATGAGCCTCCTGCTCCTGCAGAACAAGTTGTAGTAAGCCCTGCACAACAAGCAGTAAACACAGCAATTGCAACAGCAACAACAGAAGTAGCACAGGCAGCGCAAGCCTCAGATACAGCAACAGTAACAATAGCCACAGCGGTCCAAGCAGTAGCAGCATCTAATACAGCTGTAACTGCAGCAAATACTGCGGTGACTGCGGCAACCACTGCGGTAGCAGAAGTTTCAAATGTATCAACAGCTGTAGAAACTGCAACAACAGTTGTTCAAACAATTACTTCAACAGTAGCGGCAGTTACACAAGCCGTAGCCGCAATACCAGTAACAGCAACAACCCAAACACCAGAAGTTGTGGCCGCACAAACAGTAGTAACGCAAGCCGTTACTACCGTAGATTCTGCAGTAGCCACAGTAATAGCAACAGCAACTCCATTGATGACAGAGACCCCAACCACAGTTTCACAGGTATCCACAGCAATTGCAACAGAGGTTGCTCAATCAGAAACAGCAACAGTTTTAGTTCAATCAGCACAGACAGCAATAGATACGACTACTGCAACAGTTGCTACAGCAACTACGGCGGTGGCAGCAGTAGCACCTGCACGGACAGAGGCTCAAACACAATTAACCCAAGCAAACGTAGCAATTAATAACGCCCAAGATGCAGTCAATGCACTTGCAGCAACCATTGGCACTACAACAAATGTTTTATCTGGTGTAGATGACGCTGGTGTCCGCATGAACCTTCCATTTAATTTACAGATGGGCGGAGTCACATATAATAATGTTTTTGTAGGGTCTAATGCCACTATTACCTTTGGTGTAAATGAAGGTGGAAACTATTATTCTACTCCGAATGCGCCTTCGATTTCTATAGCAGGGTATGACTGGACCACCTGGAGTAATGGATCTGGAATTACATATTCAACAACTACAA